AAGAGAGCGTGGCAATAAACTGTATTCATGCTCCAAACACCTGAAGCTTGTTTGCCTAGCGCTGGTTCTTTAATTGCTACAACACCAGATCCTCCTGCTGCTCCAGCATAACTTGTTATACAACCTGCGGGTCCTGGAGTAAAAACACTACCACCGCCACCACCACCGCCAGTGTTAGCACATCCTGCAGTTCCTGCTCCACCTGCAATTGGTCCTGAGGGATTGTTACCGGCATTTCCACCGCCGCCATCTCCACCTAAACCACCTCTTGTATTTCCATAAATTGGTGCTCCATAAGAACCTGAACCAGCTCCACCACCACCTACTTTACAACTTTCTAAAAAGGGTTGACCTGGAAAAGCTGTTGGAGCTACTCCAACACCACCTGAGCCAGCATTACCACAAGCTGAAGTAGCTGCATTACCTCCTACGGCACCTGCACCACCTCCGCCACCACCACCTTGGACATTACCTGGTGAACAGTTACCTGTACCACCTGCATTACCTTGGTTACATGGTTGGGCAGGAGTATTACCTGCGCCTCCTGCTGCTGGAGGAGTTGACTCTCCACCACCACCTGATCCACCTGCTGCTGCTCTGCATGAGGCTTCATAACCACCGCTACCTCCTCCTTCAGAGGTATATGTGGTTGCGCACGCAACTAAAGTTGAATCTGTTCCTGAAGTGGCACCACCAGCCGGACTACCCGAACCTGCACCTCCACCACCTCCAATTGTTGCAGCGATAGTTGCACCTCCAGTTGTAGGTACACTAATTTCTCTTACACCACCAGCTCCACCACCACCACTTCTTTCACCATTAGCTCCACCACCACCTGCAACTATTAAAGCTGTAACTGATGTGGTTCTCGATTGTGTAGCGGCAAAACATCCAGTTGCTGTTTTAACTTGGATGACTTCTGCTTGGGTACATGTATAGACTGTATTAACAGGTCCAATTATTCCGCCATTACCTTGCGCCATAATTTAAACCTCCTACGTATCTGTCAGTAATTCAAATGTAATTGTAAGATCTAAATCTCCAGATGCACTAGCTTGTGCTTGTAAGTTGTCTCCTTCTCTTAGATAAATAGGAGTATCAGAAATTACCAAAGATGCATCCGCTGGTACTGAAATTGTTTTTGCTAAATAAGTAGTTGCGTCTGCTCCTGTGACTGTTGTGTTTGTAAAAGTTTGTGAAGCTGTTACAATAGCTACATCAACATCAGCAGCACTTGTGCCATCAACATTCGCCACTACAATTCTATTAATTTTTAAAAGATAACCAGTATCAGGATCAATTAAATTAACTAATCCACCTGTAGGTAGATTCCATCCTAAAGTTCCGGCTGTTATTCCTGTTACACTTACTATATTTGGGTTTGCCATAATTTAATTCCTTTTGTTTTTTATCCGAAAATCATTGCCATTGCAATAGCTTTTCCTGTTGATATTCCTGCTGATCCGAAACTCACTGAGCCTGATCCATCAGTTACTAATGCTTGTCCGTTTGTACCATCGGCCGCTGGAAAAGTATAAGCCGCTTGAGCCGCTGCTGTTCCTGCGGATCCTCTAGTACTTACAAAGCCTCCTGTACGAATATCCGTACCATCATGATAACACCAAGTATTACCATATTTTGGTATAGTTATTCCAGTAGCTCCTGTAACTTTAAAAGTTATTGTATCAGAACCTGTTCTTGTAGTTCCATCAATAATTAAAAAAGGTTTAAGAATATCAGCTGCACCTCCAGGAGAAGATCCTGAACCTGCTTGTTCTGCTATATCTAATGTTCTACTTGATCCACCAGTTGTACCTGTTAATTTAACAACAATTGCTCTACCATCATAAGTTCCAGTAGAATTATCAGGTATAGTTAAAGTTCTGTCCGCTGTCATTGGTACTTCAATGTACTTGAACATATCTCTAAGATAATTTAAATTAAGGTTGGTATTATCACCCCAAGTACCAGCGTTTTCACCAGTAGTCATTAGGTTAAAACCAAATGCATTATAATTTGATGCCATAAAATCTCCTAAGCTGCTTTTACTTCCGTATACGTAATATCTGTACCCGTAGATACTTCACTATAAGATACAGGCGTCCCTGTGTCAACCTCATTATATGCAAATACTGTAGGTATGCCAGGATTAATAGTAGCTCCAACTCCCGTAGGAAATACATTAGCATTTCCTGTAAAAGCAAGACTACCTAAAGTAGTAGTTAAGGCTTGACCAGTTACACCATACCCTGAAGCTTGTCTTATAATACCCGTCGTAGAAGCTGCTGAAACTCCAGTAGGATAGACCCATGCATCTCCTACTTGATCCGATTGATTTATTCCACTTTGAGCTACTACACCAGTTGGGAATACATGAGCATCCCCAGTTAAAGTTACTGAACCCGTAGCTCCTGTAGCACTTACTCCTGTCGTATCTATTTGTGCTGGACCTTCGACAATGGTATTGCCCATAGATCCAGTTAATCCTAAACCAGTTACAGAAACATTAGCATGTGCTATAGTTGAAACACTTCCAATAGCAGTTTGAGCGGCTACACCAAATGGTACTTCAATATTTTTAGCTAAGTCTACATTGATTGGACCTACAGTCCAGCTCATAGCAAGACCAGTTAAAGAAACAGTAACATCGGTAGTAGCAGATACAGTTCCAATTGCTGTGGCTGCACTAACTCCGGTAACTGGAACATTTTTAACAAGTTCTATTCCAAGAGATCCAATGGCAGTTGTAGCACTGACACCTGTTACATTAGTAATAGCGTCATCAGTACCACCCCATACTTGAGATCCCCAAGTATCTCTACCCCATCCATCTAAATTAAAAGCTGATTCGTTTCCAACTGCAGTAGTTGCAGCAACACCTGTAACGGCAATATTAACTGATCCTTGGTCACCCCAAAGATTCTCTCCCCACTTTAACGAGCCCCAAGTGTTCGCCATAAGGAATTACCTCCTTACGATATTCTTAGGATAGCTAATGTATCTGTGAAATTTGGAAATTGAATTGTGAAAGTTCCAGCAGTTGCAGTTTTATCTCCACCAAAATCTAAAACACAAACAGCTTTATCTGAAGCTGAATTATTATAAATTACAGCTCCTCTTGCTGTAATTGAAGCAGTTAACCAAGAAAGGTTAGCCCAATCAACAATTGCTGTATCATTTGATAATTTATGAGTTTGATTAGCTACAGCTAATTGTTTTCCTCTTGTTGTATATCCTGTACCACTAGTTTCACCAGAAGTTGTAAACTCTGTTGTAGATTTTCCAAGAGTAGCTGAATTTGTATATAAAGCTAAATAAAATTTATTACCAGATGTTTGAGTAAAATTGTGAGTTGCACTTAAAAGTTGATTTTTAAATGTATTACATACTGCACTAGTTGTTATTGCCATAATAATCTCCTACTTAATTAGTCCGGCATCAGTTGTTGAAGGCGTGTTTAGTGGGATTCTAATAGTTCCACTTGTATAATCACCTCTTCTACGTCTTCCTAATTGTTCAAGACCGAACTTATCTACCTCTTGTTTATATCTATTTTCATAGTATGTCAACATATCCATGGGACCTTTTAAGAAGCCATAAGCCTCAATGAGACAAGCATAGAGCATGCCATTAGGGAACTTCTGACTCAAGAAAGTCTGAGTATTTCCCGAACTTAATTGATCAGGCATTATAGAATACTCTACTTCAATAGTATAAGTAGCATCTGGAGAAGGGGCAATTTTATAATAATTAGTATTATTACTCGCTCCTTGACCAGACTGGAACATAGCATAGTATCTAGGCTTGCCAGTATTAGCTGTTTCATCTTGTGTATATTCATCAAGAAAAGTTTGATCTACCTTTTGAAGATACCACATATCATTATTTGAATCGGTAAGTTTAATAGCTCTAATAAAATCTTCATTACCAGGAGTATTATAAGTTCCTTGGCCTACAATCAAAGTAGCTGTCTGATATTTTCTTTGAGCATCGGTTGCTACATCTCTATTAATTCTATTCTCAGCAGACATAATAAAATTATCTATGATAGCAGAGGTAAAAAGAGAACTATCTACTTCAGTATAATCTCTAATTGCTGTTGTTAAAGTTGAATATGTATATCCTGCCATTATGCTTGTAAGGTAACTGGTCCTATTGAGACCGAACCTCCTCCTTGTACATTACCAGTTGTAGCAGTAGATCCACTAACTGTAAATTGATAATTATTATAAGTTTGAACATAAGTAGTCCCCCATTGAGAGATAACATGCCCTGCGGCTCTTGAAATTGTAGCCCCATCAATTCCATCAAAATTAGGAATATTAGCGTAAGTAGCCACTGGATTACTAGTTGTCCCCGTCCCTGGAGAAACCGTAGGGGGTCCATAAAACCTATAGGTATCTCCCATAGTTCTGGAATGTCCTGGTTGATAAACTCTAATTACTGAAGTTCCAGCGGTTGTAGTAAAAAAAGGATTAAATTGTAATAAAGTAGTTGTTGCAAATTCTGTTCTAGCGGGTCTTGCTCTTTGTAAAGCTTGAGGATCTCCTCCTGTAACTTTAATTTCTAATTGAGGAGATTTAGGTTCGTATTCAGAAATATGGACCCAGGCTCCTGTCCATTCTCTAACCATTTCTAAATAAGGAAAAGCTTGACCACTTCGATCTGAAATGGAAAGCGCATATTTCCCTTGGGCAAATCGCGCTGTCATTATGATACCGCCGGATAATAAGTTTGAGGTGTAATAAATGTACTAGAAGCTGAACCATCTTCTGCTAATGCTCTAGCTAATTCATCTTCATAATATAATTTTAATTCTTGTGTTTTTGCAGGATTAATTTTTTGACTTAAATAAAAAGCTAAACCTGAAACTAAACATGGATAAAATCTATAAGGAACTTCCGGGTTATTAGCATAAGGAGTACCAGTTGTTTGAGGAGATCCTGTATCCGGGAACGCGATTCCTGGATCTTCTAATCTTCTTATATAATAAATATTAAGAAATTTACCTGCCTGTGAAGATCCTGGTGTAATATAAGTAGTTAAAGTAGTTTTATTAATGAATCTTTGAATCCAAAATTGACTTGGAACTCCTTGTGATTCTTTATTAGTTAAAGCAGCATAAGTCGATCTATCAATTTTAGTTAAAATAATATCTGATTGATCAGTTGTTCCATCATCACTTCTATAAGAAGTAGTTAAAATATCTGTAGCATTATAAATAAAAGTACTAGAAGCGTCTGATCTTGCAGGGTTAACTGTATCTGACCCTCTAGCCGCTGCACTTTTATAAATATCATAAGTATTCTGTCCGCTATTTATATAAATATTAGTATTAGAAACAGACCAAAAATGTATACCTCTATTTCCCCATTCGGAAAATAAAATGTTAAGTGAAAAAAGAGCAGTTTTAAGACTATAACCAGATGTTAATTGTACATTGCATCTTTCATAAGCCTCTTCAATACATTGTGTTATTGAAGGCTCAAATGCAACTGTTCCTGATGTTGCCATTTATCCTCCTAACCGTAAAAGAATGTAACTTCGTCAATAGTTGTTAAAGTGCATTTTCCACTTGTTTGACAACGAAGACCAGTTCCTGGAAATTGCATATATACAGTTCCAGTGCCTGAAGCAATCGTGCATAGACTAGTAGCATTATCTAAAATTTCTATAGATCCTGCACCTGCACTTCCATTATAATAAAGTCCAAGTATTCTACACGGGCCACCAAAAATAGTTCCCGCTCCAGCTGAGGTAATGTTAGTACTTTTTATATCTACTGGGTATGTACTCATAATTTTTCTCCTATTCTGCGAGCTCCCGAAGGAGCTCACAAAGTTTATCTATTAAGTACTGAACAGGAAAGTTCCTGCAGTAGCTGTTGTATATTTTCCTAAATCGCTAGCGACATTCCAAATACCTTTTTCAAAGCATGTAAAATACACATAACAACCAGTTGAAAATATATTAGTGGCTGCATTAACAGGTGTATACGTCATTTTAGTTTCATCTGCGATAGACGTATCAATAGTTACTTCTGCACCAGAAGTAGTTTCAATTTTTGAACCAGTTCTGAATACATCGTCCCCTGCACAATCAAAGCTAAGTGTAGCAACTGATGAATGCGCTACATCTTTTGATTGAAGATGCACTACGATAGTTCCTACAGTTGCTGCCGGTAATGTTACCGCTTGAGCAGCTGCGCCTGTGTAATCATTAATTGTAATTACATTAGCCGCATAAGTTAATGTACCTGATGTTGCCACAGCAGTAGCTGTTAAGCTAGTTAAATCTGGTTTCATTCCTATAAACCTTGATGTAACAACTCCTGTGTTTGCAGCTTTATTGATCTGTTGAAATCCTTTTTCGGATCTAACTGGACCATTAAACGTTGTGTTTGCCATAATATTCCTCCTAGAATATTTAAATGTAGTCCCTAGGGCAGTCGACTATACGCGTCTACATTTATAGTTTTATTAAATTTGTATAGTAAGTGATTTATAGCTTAATTTTTTAAAGAGCGCAAGAGGGCGCAAAAGAAATATACGATTTCAACGATGTGGCGTTTATCTACGTAGCCACAGAAACTTCTGGAGCAGAATTTCTAATTGCATTTTCTCTATCTGCAATTTTAGATTCTTCGGCTTTGATCTCAGTGATAACATCTCTAATAGCGTTATCAATTTTGACCATATCCAGAGTATATTTTCCTTCTTGCTCATACTCCAGCTGCCACCTCAACTCCAAGGACCTTTTTTGTTTGTACAGGTCTTGTACCATCAACAACCTCCTCATAGGTTATTCTGTTCATCTTGGGACTCATCATTTCTCCAAGATATTCCCATTTTATACTCTTATCTCCCAGTTTGTCAACTATTGAATTCTCAATAGATTCAACATTATCTTCAGCTAACACTTCAAATTTAGCCAGATATTGGTAAGCATTAATATGTACTAGGAATTTGTGCATTTTTTCTTTCTATTTAGTAAATGTGGCGAAACTGTGTTCCGCCACATAAATTGTTTAAGATTACACTCCAGGTGTTCCGAAGATTCCTCTCCAGTCTGAACATCCAAATGCGTATCTCTCTCTAGCTTTGTATCTAACGTTTCCAG